TCGGCCTCGGCTTGCTGTGCGGATACGCCGGGGATCTGCTTGGCAATGATGTCGTCAAACGGCGCGAACTCCTTCTCGCGAGCCGCACGACGGCGATCGTGAGCGATCACCTTGGCTTTGTCAAGATTAACTTTGATCATTTTGCTCACTCCAATATCCATCCGGGTCACCGTACCCATCCGGCTCAAACGGCTCGGCCACCCAAGCGTTCCTGAATGTCCGGTCGGTCGGGATGTCGGCATCCTCGACAAACTTGTACGGCACGCCCTGCGGCACATCTTTACGGGCGACCACCTCAATCGGCAGTTCGCCGGTCGGGTGGATGATGGCGACGCCGCCGGTCGGTGTTGCGTAGATGACTTTCATGTTGATCACCGGAAAATTGCGACGTATAGGTTGGCAAAGTCTGTGGGTGACGGCACACCACTTATGATGCGCAGTGCGGTCGTCGTCATTGTAGTCGGTGAGCCAGTCTCGGCCGTACCGATACGCACCGCAAATTTATATCCCGCTGCCGCGTCTGCCTGACCATAGCCAAATACGGGCGCATAGTTTGCGTCAGGAAAAGCGGTCGTGAAGTTAAGCGTGTAGTCGCCAGCAGCGTTGTCTGTGATGCTGGAGACGTTCCCGCTTGCACGCGCTGCCGGCGTGCCAGTTCCGTTAAAGTTGATCCACGCTCGGCAACCGTAAGCGGTCGCGACCGAGCCGTAACCGCTGTTGAACTGAAGCAGTCCAGTAGATGTCAGGCGTGCTTTTTCAGTCGCCGCAGCGCCCGCAGTCATTGTCTTGAACGACAGATCAAAGTCTTCAGATGTGCTGGTCACATCCGTTGTTATTGCTTCAATCGTAGCGCCGATCTCGGTGTTACCGGCAGCGGTTTCCGTTGCAAACTCCATCCCCACGCCGATGCCGTTGGCGGGGGTGCCTGAAGATTGCGAATCAATCCGCAAAATTTGCGTGACGGCATTGGTTGTAGCCGTTGTGTTTTGAATGTGCATTCGGATTGATGGCGTGGTGCCGGCGAACCCAACTCCTACGTTGCCGGAAGAGTCAATCCGCATCTGCTCTGTACTGGCAGTCCCGAATGCGAGCGTATTGTTTGCTGGACGAAAGACAAACGCATCAGTCGTCGCAGGCGCCGACGTATTGGCTCCCAGCTTAATTGCGTCCGTTGCGGTCAAAAATCCGCGAATGGTTCCGGCCCCTTGAACATCAAGCTTTACCGTTGGAGTGTTGCCGATCCCCACGTTGCCGGATGCGTCGATCCGCATTTTCTCGGTGAGAGCGCCCGCCGTAGCCGTGTAAAAGTTCAAGTTGCCGGTGTGCGTTCCAGTAAGAGGTGACGTAATTTCGCCTTCAATTCTTGCGTAACTTACACGGCTGGCTACAGTATCCCGGCCTTCCCATGTAATCCGACCGACGGTGCCTGTAGTTGCCGGACGATAAAACGCTTGGGACGGGTTGCTACTGGAAGTGACCTCCAAAAGACCGTTGACGGAAAAATCGCCGTACACCGTCGTGTCCACATCGTTCGACCCGCCAGCCTGGCCGATCGTCATGGCGGTATCGGACGATCGCAGCACCGGCGTGCCGTTTGCGGACAGCGCGATTTGGCCGACCGCGCCCAGGTACATCCCGGTCGTCGGGTCAGCCGCGAACGTGTATGGCGGGTTGGCGGCGCTTCCGCTGTTTGCCAGCAACTGCGACAGGTTCAGCGCGTTGCTGATGTTGTCCACCGTCCAGATCAGCGCATCAGCCGACGTCTTCAACTCAAACTTGTAGGCGACCGCCGTCAACCAGACGTTCGCTTCGCCTCGGGAATCCAAGATGATCGGGTTGGTGTTGGGCGTCGTGCCGGTCGAGTCGGTGTAGGTCGCCAGCGGCGTGGTCGTCCCGGCCGCGTAGGTGTACAGTTTTCCACCCGCCAACGGATCGCCGTTGGCGTCAAAGAACTGAAGCTTGGGGACAGAGGACAAGAAGGCGCTCATAGCGACACCTCAAAAACGGTCAGAATGGCCGACGGAATCGCCGGACAAAATGCGGTCGCAGGTTCAGCAAGCAACTGCACAGATGTGTCGTCTGTAGCCCACATCAACTCAAAGTAGCTGCCACCCTGCAAATCTAACATGAAGTTCCACGACGCAACGGTCTCGTCGTTGTTGTCTTTGACACGCAGCCGGCTGGCTGAGTCTGGCACGTCGATGCCGTTGATACGCGGCCAAACATACAGCAGGGCTGGACCGCCGGATGTCTTGTCAACCTGCAACGAAAACTCGAAATCGTAGGTCGACGTATCAGGAACATAAATTCGCGAAGTAGGCTGACCAATCCCAATCCCAAACGACGTAGCCGTGTTGTTGAACGTCACGGCGTACCCCGTGTTGGTAGCCGCCGCAGTCTGCGTTGTGGTGTCGAAGAACGACCCGTGGCGGGGCTTGCGGTTGAAGAACCGATACCACTCGCGCCGCATCAGCCCCTGCTCAGTCTCGACCAGCGGCACCCGCTGCGCGGGGATGCGGAACGGTTGTGGGTTAGGCATTGGTTCCGCTCGCGCGCAGCTCAGCGCCCATGATCGCGATCTTCACCGGATCTGTACCGCTCAGTTCGTACACCCTATCCCGCAGGCGCTCGGTCATCCCCAGCCGCCGCCAGATCACTCGGCGCCCGGTCTCGCCGATCTTGCCCATCGACCGCCAGTGCTCGTTTGACCAGATGTGCCCGCCATCGTCTGACCACCGCAGCATGACCTGGGGGTCGCTACCTTGGCCCGTCACCAGTCCGACACCCGACTCGCAGTCCAGTTGCAGCGCGTGCTGCGCCGTGCGGTTCAGGTTGTTCTGGCCGGTCTGAAGCGCCCGCCACGACCGCAGCCAACGCTGCACGTCGCCGTCATCCTTGTAGGTGTTCAAGTCAAGCTCGTAAAGCTTGCCGTTGATGTAGTCACCGACGATGATCTTGCCGTTGAAGGACGCCATGCAGTTGGCGCGATGCCGCGTAAACTCAGACGCAATCCATCCGGCCCGCTCATGCCACAAGCCAGTCGCCAAGTCGTAGACCCAAGTCTTGTTGGCAGTCGGGAAGGTCAGCACATAGAACGGGTGCCCGTCCTGCTGATACACCATGCTGATCGCATCTTCAATCGTGTCGTAGCTTTGAATGGCGGTCTCGACCGCGTGCGTGCTGATCCGCTCGCCGATGTAGCCGTTCGACCGATAGACGATCCCTTGACCCTCTTGGTTGCGGCCCAGCCAGAACACCACGTTCGACAACTTGGCGGTCGAATACTGGGCGGCGCAGCCCAGTTCGTTGAAGGCGCCTGCGATCCGCTCAAGCGGGAAGTCAGGCCCGCCCGCGTTGTACCAGACCTCGGTAGAGGTCGTACCGAACACCCAGATCTCACGGTTGCTGACAACAACTGACAGGATGTCGTCAGGCGCGCCCTCGGCGCTTGCGAAGTCCAGCGGATCGACCGAGGTGCCGTCCAGCAGTTCAGTCACCCACAACTTCTGGCTGTCTGGCTCGCTGAAGACAAAGTACCCGTCAATGAATCCGACAGAGGAGGCGCCGGGGAAGTCAGGGTCCGTGATCTCTGCGAACGCGGTCGTGCTGTTGTTGTAGATGTAGCTGGTGCCAGTCGCATCGCCGCACGCCAAGAACATCTGCGTACCGTTGTCGGCCATCGTAACCTGGCCCGTGCCGACGTCAGTCGCGACCGTGCCCCGCAGCGTGGCCGCGTAGTTGGCGTCCAACTCCCACAACTTGGTCTCGGGGTAAGGCAGCGTTGCCGGGGCTTCTGCCGTCACGACGTACAGTTTGCCGCCGTAGACGTGCAGCCCGCGCACCGGGCCGTTGTCGAGCGTTGAGACAGGCGAGCCGCTCACCGTCGGCGTAATGAGCTTCAGCCCCGGCGCCCGGCGCAGGAACGCAGGCTCCTTGCCGCCCTGCTGCACGATCTCCGGGTAGAGGTTCACGCAGCGGTCGTTCGCGGCGTTGATGCTGGCCGCGACGTAAGAGGCGCCGAGGATGGGCGTCTTCATCAATACCCGCCCGAGAAAATATTCCAGCGCTGTCTACGTCGGTTTACCAGACTGTACGGCATCGCCATCAGGTCGTCAGGATTGTTGATCCGCTTCAGGTTGCGCTTAGCCACCATCGCAATCCGCTGCACTTGCATCGACGGCTCGACACCAAACTCGGGCGCCAACTCCATCGCCAAACAGTACCGGAACGCCCGCAGGTAGCCTGGCGGGAACGACAGCACCGTCGCCAAGTTGGCAGGCTGCGACAGCGCCTGCACCGACACCAGATGAAACTCCAAGTCCTTGGTCGGCCTTGGGTACACATACATCTCGACGTCAGGGTAGGTCATGTTGACCCACATCACCTGCGGGAACGTGCTCCCGACCGTCTTCAGCGCG